TCAAGGATGCGGCCACTCCAGATTCTATCCAGAACAAAAAACCGGCCACTCGACTGATCGAAGCCAACATCGCCGGGACCAACGCCGGCCATTGCGGCAAAGGCCAACCGTCCCCTCTCAATCACCTGGTCGCACATCGTTTCAATGACTTCGGCAACGGCCGTCCCAGCCGGACCGATACGTTCTCCCCGCCCGCCCCATAGCATCTTCGGGTTCCGCGTCACGGTAGGCTCGGTTCTCTGGTCCATGGTGGTGGTTACCGGCGAGAGAGATGCGCGCCGGGATGGGCTCGACGGTTCAGCGCGATCTGTTCTGCTCGGCTTGCCATTCCATGGAGCCCGGGGCCCAATTGGGTTGGGCGGGTTGCGGTTCGGGCTGCTGCGCGGCGCGAAGCTCCTCGGCCTTCCGACGATAATATTCAAAGAGGCCCCAGCTTTTCATTTGGGGATTGAGCATTTCCAAGGCGCCACTGCAGGCGTCGACCTCGTCGTCATGGGCGAGATCGGGGAACCCCTCGAGGACACGAAACAGCTCTTCGTTCCACGCGCCTCGTCGGATCTTGACGTTGCCGGCGCGGCACTGCGAACTGAATGGCCCGAACCGCGTCAGCTTGTCGCCGCTCTCGGGGGCGGGCGTTACCGTGAAGCTGCTGAGGCCGCGCACCAGGTGCTGCGCCTGGCTCTTGCCGGCTTGGCCCGGATCCTTGCCAAACCCGATGCGAACCCGCTTGCCGTCCTGCGCGGCGGTCGCGAGCAGCAGTTTCTCAACGTCGCCCGGGTTGGCTCGCGCGCGCACCAACTCCAAGAGCCAATAACCGCCGTTCCGATCGCGGCCGAGCTTGATACCGACCGTCCAATCGGGGTCGTTGAACTCGGTTTTTTCGGTGGCGGCGAGATCCCAATAGCGGACGACATCGAGCTCCTCCGGGGCCGCGTCGACAACGGCACACCACTCGCGCTTGAAGTAGAGCCCGGCGGCCGGCCGGATCTTCCAATTGCCGCCCAGCAACCGCTCGCGCTCAAGCAATGGCAGCGATAGCAGCCAGGTGAAATATTGCGGATTGACCCGCAGCAGAGCGGGGTTGTCGAACACCGTCGCTGGGATGAAGGTGACGCTGATCGGCCGCGGCACCTCAAAGCCCGGCGGCAGATCCTGCGGCCGCGGCAGGTCTCGTATAAGATCTTCCGGCCGATCGGCCCACACGATCTGATCCGATACGCGGATGTGATAGCGCAGAACGCCAGCCCGCTCGGGGATTGGGAGCCCGGTCTCGGGGTCGATCCACCACGCCAGGAAGCCGGCAACCCAGCTATCCGCGTCCGGATTGCACGTCGCGCGGATGTAAGGCCGCACCCCGCAGGTCGAGCGGTTGCGGCTGACCATGTAGAAAAATTGATGCGCGGTGAAATGGGTCAGCTCGTCGAAACAAATCAGCGCGATCTGCGCGCCCTGCCAGTCGTAAACGGTGGTGTCGAACTGCAGATGCGAAAACTTGATCTTGCCAGCGCGCGGCCAGCGCCACTCGCGTGCACCGAGATGCGGGACCCCGCCGAGCCGCGGATAAAAATTTTGGCTCTCATCCCACAATCCACCGGGATTGGTGATCTGCGGCGTCGTGCGCCGGAAAAAGACCGCGGCGAAGTTGGCGATCCGGCCGACATGACGCAGCGGCTCGAGGATCAAGCCGACGGTCTTCCCGCCACCCGCGCCGCCGCCGTAGATGCAGATGTCGGCGGGGGTTTGCAGAAACTCGGTTTGCGGGCCGGGCTGCGCGGAGATCGTCGCTGCGAGCGGTAACGACACGTCACACGCCATGCCTCAAGACCGGCTGTCTCTTGCACCAGGAAGCCGGTCACGACCATTATCGGGAGGAGTGCCTACAGTAATTTCGATCTGCAACGGTCGCCCCTCCGATCAAGCCCCGAATTCCGGGGTTGCCACCCTGGTTTTCTGGCGAAGTATTTCTCTTGTGCATCTCGCAGCACCTGCGTCAGCTCGGGATCTCGGCTGTTATCGGGCAGGACGAGGACCGCCGGTGAAGTCGGCCAGGCATCGCCGCCCGAAACTGGGCCATCGGGCGCCGTCTTCTCCCGCCAATGCGCCCTCGTTTTCAGCCAGAAAATTTGCGCGGTGACGTTGCCCGCCTTGGCGGCGGCGAGCAAATGGCCAGAGACCGTTGCATTGGCCTCCGCGACGCCGCGATCGAGCTCGCTGCGCAAGCGCTTGCGCAATGTCTTCGGGGCGCAGCCGATGATCCGGGCGATGTCGTCCTGAGCGACACCGAGACCCGCCAGGTAGCGCACCTTCTCGCTCGTCGCCTCATCCACGGCAAATCGTTTTCGCGCCATCGGCGGCTCCTGATTGATCGTGGTTCCGCCTTTGGGCGCACTCGTGGAACGATTGACGGGAGGCTTGATGCATCGCGGTCTGCCCAGTGAAGGCCTGCCAGCGGCGCACGACGACATCGACGTAAGCGGGGTTGAGCTCGAGCCCGTAACAGACGCGGCCGGTCATTTCGGCCGCGATCAGGGTTGTGCCCGAGCCGAGAAACGGGTCATAGATCGCCTGACCAAGCCGGCTGTTGTTGGCGATCGGGCGCCGCATGCACTCGACCGGCTTTTGGGTGCCGTGCCCCGAGCTCTGCTCGCGCTGCCGGTTGCCGAAAGGATTGTTATTCGGGAACTCCCAAACCGTCGTCTGGCTGCGGTCGCCGCACCAGTGGCTGGTCTTGCCGTCGCGCACGGCGTACCAGCAGGTTTCGTGCTTCCAGTGATAATCGCCGCGGCTCAACGTGAAGTGCTGCTTGGCCCAGACGATCTGGGCGCGCAGCTGCAACCCACAGGCCTTCAGACCAGCGGCGAGGACGTTGCCACGCAGAGCGCCGTGCCAGATATAGGCGACATCCCCGGGGAACAGCGCATACGCCTCGCGCCAGTCGGCGCGATTGTCGTTGAGCACCTCGCCCCGCGCCAGCTTGCCGTTGCTGAGGCCGCGGCGCGCTCGCCAGGACGGGTCGTAGCCGACCCCATAGGGCGGATCGGTGATCATCAAATGAGGCTCCGACCCCGCCAATACTGAAGCGACATTTGCCGGGGTGGTACTGTCGCCGCAGCCAACCCGGTGGTCGCCCAACAGCCATATGTCGCCGAGCCCGCTGACCGGCTCATCGGGTACTTCCGGGATGCTGTCGGGATCCGTCGGACCGCTCGGTCCCGAACCGGCCAGGATGGTGTCGAGCTGATCCCGCTCGAAACCGATCAGCGGGAGATCGAAACCGGCAAAATCGAGCTCCCGGAGTTCCTCGGCGAGCCGCTCGAGGTCCCAGGTTGCGCGCGCCGCCAACTGATTGTCGGCTAAGCGATATGCGCGTCGTTCCTCGTCGCTCCAGGCACGTGCGACAATTACCGGGATCTCTGTGATCCCAAGCCTTATCGCCGCACGAACGCGCAACGCACCCGCGAGCACGTTACCCGCTTCGTCGACCAGAACCGGCAGTGTCCATCCCCATTTGCGGATGCCGGCGGCAAGTTTGTCGACGTCAACCTCTGTGTGAAGCCGCGCATGGTTTGTGTAGGGGATCAGCCGCTCGATCGGCCAGCGCTCGACCCGGTCAGCAGGCCATGGCCGCGCCAGCGCAGCACCGGCGCGGTCCTGTTGTGTTGACGACATTGTTCACCTCCATGACGGCCGCTGCCGGGCGGCTTCGCCCGTTGCCCGATCTGCGCCTGACCGGATCGGTGAAAAATGTCCGATGCTTTTAAGTGGCCGGAGGTTTCATTCGAAGGTTTCCGGGCCCGTCAATGTTCTCGCGGACCATGCTTGCCGCGTCCCCTCTTGTACCACGGTTCGAGTTCGGCCCATGCTCTCTTGAAAGCTTCGGGGTAGGCGTCGGGCACCTTGGCCAGGCAGCGTGCCAATGCTTCGCGTTTGGTGAGCGGCGCCTCAGGGGTCATGATCTTCCGCAGATGGTGCAGGACAGAGATGCGAACCGCTGCTGTTTTTGTGTTCGGCGCCGGCCATGCCGCAACCACATCCAGCCGCAAAAACTGCGGCGATCTCCAAACCGGCACGCGGGGCGATCGCGACCATAACCCCACCGGAACAAACGCATGGCCCGGGATGATCTCGATGTGCAGGTCGTTCAGTTCAGACGCCGGCATCGGGATTTGCTCCTTGCTCGCCTCGTCGCATCTGATCGCGGTCATCCGCACCCGACCGCTGTGCACTTTCCTGAACAGGTCATCCAGGGGGTAGTTCGGCGTCGCCGTGGGCCCGCCAATGGGCAGGGGTTCCAAGTCGCCCGTCGCCGCCGCTCCCCGACCGGCATTCTGATTTATCTCCCGCCGGGCGAGAAGCGAGGGCACCGCCAATGGCCCCCTCATCCAGTACAGGGCGGTCGCGGTCCTTCGCTCCTCGTCCATGTCCCACATGGCCGCCACCCGTTGCTCGTCGCGGCGTACAAATCCACTGTACGGTCTCAAAAAGGTCCCAATAGGTCTTTTGATCCACCGCGCTTGGCATTCCCAGCCTTCTCTGGATCACGAATGAAGACGGGTGGTCCATCAATATGTGGTATCCCAGCGACAAAATACCCCAAGGTGAGGTAGTCGACAAGAGCGCCCGCATCACGGTAAATTCGACGATCCGCTCAGACGCCGTAAGTAGCTGAAAGGCAAACGTTTTCGGATCGAGATCGGCATGGCGTGGCCGCGCCGGCTCTTTTTATAGACGGTAAATTCACCG